CTCTTTATAATAAGGTAAAACTTCATAAGTTGGGAGAGGAATAGGTAAATCGCCATAAGGGATAAATCTTGTAATATCTAATACTCTTGGTTGATTTAAATTATCAGTCCAGAATAATTGGGACTCTAATAAATTTACATTATTAATAGGAAAGTATGTAGAAAAATTAAGAAAAGCTCCACCAGCATAAACATCTATTGACTCGCTATTGACACTGTATCTTACTACCCAATGTTGCCGCGATGCATCAAAATATAGAGGCTTAGTAATTACTTCTGGATAAGCTCTATCTTGATTAGTTAAAAATAAATAAATATAACCACTGGCTTCATGCACTAATTCCCCAACAATAACTAACAGCTCTCCATCAACTAAAGCATTTAATTGCTTGGCTATATTCATACCTGGGGTTTTTCTCCTAGTCCCTTGAATATTTTCTGCCGCTCCAACATTGCTTCCTTCAGACTTAGATATAGCAATATTTACTGCGTCTCTATATTCGCCGTTGGGTACTAATCGCTCATCTAAGTCCTTATTCATTTTAGACTTAAGAAAAGTGTTTGTACTTCTTTGTTCCATTAAATTAGTGTTTTATCCATTTAGACTTACCTCTCATTACTTGAACTATTTCATCAAGTTTAATATTAGATAATCTTATTTTAGCATTACGTAATTTTGCGCTTTTCTCTTTTTGATATCTTCTTACAATATATTCAGGTATGCCCATTCTAGTGGCTAAGATAGAATGATTAATCCATGCGTATAATGCATCTTCTGCCATTTTAGGTATCCTAGTATCTAAATCGTAAGCAAGACCATCAGAGATGTATTCTAATAAAATGATTCTTCCTCGTAAATTACTAGAAAAACTAAATTTTCCTTCTCTTTCATTTATTCCAAACCATCCATTTGATTGACTTGTTTCAGGATTTAATCCATATCTTTGTCCAACTATTTGATTCCAATATAAAGGATATGGTTGACTAAAATAATCAGTATAATAACTCCAATAGTTTCCATTCCATCCACTAATTAATCTATCATTGGCTCTTCGCCATGCTCTTTCAATTAATGAAGTTGTTTCTAAATTTTCATCCAATGCGTCTTGTACTGGAACACCTATTGCATCTTGAGCTAAAGATTGATAAGGATTTTCAGTTAACCCATTATTAGGGTAAATTGTATGTAATACTCCTAATTGGTCTTTCCATGATAATCTCACATAATTTACATAATCTTGAGGGATTATTAAAGAAAGGCTAGCGGGAATTTGCAATTCTTGAGATTTTATACTTTTTAATGTATCATAACTAAATTCTTGTAAACCTCTTTTTGCATGAAAAATTACATCTGTTCTTTTAGCATTCTCAATTAATTTTCCTGGGCCTACATATGCTACCATATAATTATTAATAGCATCTATAAGTTTAGTATATGAGTATCCTCCATTATTATCCCAAACTGTTTGTTCGGTTAATTGTATTTTTAAATAATCACCAGCATTTAAACCTCCAGTAATTTCAATAGTATTTCCTACAACATTATAAGTATTATAAAAAGGAGTATATGTTAAACCTAAATCAGTACTTCTTTCTAATAAAAAATTATTAAGTGGCCAATTAACATTAGCAGGATCAGAAGTGGCAAATCTTAAATTTGTATCAAAGGTTGCAGTAAATGTTTCCCCAACAACTCCGGTGGCTATAAAACTCTGTGCACCGATGTAATATTGTCTATTAGTTTCGTTAATTAGTGTCATTTATTAAGTTTTTTCATTTTGATCTTTAATCATTGCTTGCTGTGCTGCTGCTTGAACTATTTCAGGATCTCTTATAATAACACCAGCATACATTAATATTTTTAAAATAACTTCTGTTTGCTCAGAAACGTGAATCTCAAAATTTGTAGATCCTTCTGTGTTAGGTGATATACCAATAGCATAAGGAGTTGAATCATATATATATTGTCCTACATTACCCAGTGTATAACCCCAACGCACATCTGTAGGCTTTCTTAAAAAGTCAACGGATATACAGGATGGGCAGGTGATAGTATTAGGATTAATATAAATTAAAGGTACTCCTTCTGCGTCTCTTGCTTCATATAAATAAGTAGGAAAAGAAGTTGTTGATTTAGTTAATGGAGAGTTTTCTGTGTAGTAAAAATCGTTTCTATCTAACCTTTGTACTTCGGTAGATACTCCATAATCATTATTGTATACTACAGTACCTAAACGATAAAAGGTTACTGTATTTCCATATGTATCTACAGTAGGTAGAACATAAAATCCGCCCGGAACATTATAAGTGCAGGGGCCGGATGTTTTAAATATAGCCATTTTTTCGTCTATATTTTCTGGTCTATTCGCATAATCTACGTCTGTTTGCTTGTTTGCAAATCTGAGTTGTTGATTTAAATCATCAGAATATTTTTCAAATATTTCTAATTGTACTTGGGTAGCAGTTCTATTAAATTCATTAGGAGTCATATAACCTCTTTGCTCCTTATTTAAAATTGACAGAACAGTCCTATATACAGTATTTACGTTTATAGCCATTCTTTGTATTTATTATAATAAAAGGCGGACGAATCCGCCCTTATTATTATTTATTAAACTAGTTTTTTCTCAATAGATTTAAAAACCTCTACACCTTCATCTGTCTTTAAAAAGGCAGCAAAAGCCGAATAAGGTTGTTCATCAAATGGAACTTTCATAAGTTTCTTTCCATTAGATGCCCATTTAAAATCTTTGTTTTTATTATCTAAAGTAATAATTCCTTGCTCTACAGCTTTAATAGCAACATTCCGTAATTGAACATTGTCATCTTGTACTAATGCTATAAAAGTACTCGGTGAATGTTTAGCAAATAATAAAACATCTCTTCTAATTTCTTTACTAGTTAAATTAGCTACATTAGATCCGCTTTCTACCCTTAGAACAGCTTCAGCATGGTCTATATCCATATCTTTTGCAGCATTTAAAGCTAAAAGTTCTACTTCAATAGAAGCTAATTCATCTTTAGCTTGTTCAACTGGTTTATGTTCTTTATATTTTACTCCATTCCATGGATGATATAGTGAAAGCATCTTTTGTAAAGATTGATGTTGCTTAGGAACATGCAATGCCCCATTTCTGAAAACAATATGCTTTAATGTAACTTCCCCTTTTTGTTCATCAACAAATGGTGAATTTTGGTTATTAGCATATCTTAAAGCTCTTTGCTCTCCATTTTCCTCATCAAACCATAACAAAGGCACTCTCTCTGAGTGTCTTGATGGCATTGTATAAGTTAAAGGTGTTTTTTTACTTGTTAGATAATAGTGTCTATCTTTTATTTCCCATCCATCTTCAATGGAACGGGTCTTTTTTTCTTTTGTTTTTGTCATAATATAATATAATTAAATAATTAAAAATATAAAGATGCTAGAGTACCCGAAGGTACCCTAACTCTTTATTTAAATAATACTAGCTAAGTAACACAAAGTTGTTAGCAGCTTGTACACAAAGACATCTTTCAGATAAGAAGTGAACTTCCATAGCATCAAGATCAGAAGTGTAAGCACCTCCAACAGATCCTGTTATCCATGATTTCATTCTTCTATCATCAGTTTGAGAAGCTCTATATCTTACGTGTAAGAAAGGACGTCTAACGTTTGTACCAAGAATTTGGTCATAAACAGTAGAAGTACCAGCTGGAACTAACACCCCACCTACATCACTACCTGTAGTAAATCCAACAGAACCACCTCTAGTAGAAGCGTCGTTTAGATATTTCCAAGAAGTTTTATAGAAGTCATAAGAACCTCTTCTAAAACCAGTGAATTGTAAGTTTAGTGCCATTTCTTCAGAGTTTTCGAATACACCGTAAGATGTACCACCACCTCCATAAGAATTTTGAGCAGCCAACATGTTGTCAACAGCTATCTCATTAGCTCTATTCATGAAAAGCATGTTTTCTTCAATAGCACCTTGAGAATCTAGGTTTTCTAGAATTTCATTGAAATCCGGTAATGAGCCAGTAAATCCAGCAAATACATTACCTCTTGTTTCAATTGCACTAAATAAACCTTGAGTACCTAGAATGTTAGCATTTCCATCTAGACCAGGTGTAAAGTCAGATAAACCGCTTACAAATGCTTCATCATAGAACGCATCACCAGCAACTGAATTTTCACCTTCAACTAAAGCCATTTCTAAATAATCTTCGAATCTTAATCTAGTTTCACCTTCAGCTTTTAAATACCATAAGTATCCAGAAGCACCATCTTCAGTAGAAATTTCTACCCAACCAATCTGAGCAGTATCAGATCCAGATACTACGTATCTATCTCTAATAATAACAGGTTTGTTGTTGAATTGTGTGAAATTAGGAGTGATGTTTTCTTGAACACCTTGACTTCCTTTCGGAAACTCAGATCCATAAACATAAACCTTATATCCGTTAGGATCATTAGGCACAGCAGCTGCATCATAAGCATAGACATCAATAGTCAGTGCCGGAGCTTGACTAGCGCCAACAAAAGCTTTTATTGCAGCGGCACCAGCTGTTTTAGGCATTATTACAACCGTCATATTTGGTGTAATAACATTAGCTATAGGACCAACAGGTCCAGCAGGTGTTGCTGTTGAATCTAAAGTAAGTCTTGTTGCATTACCAACTTGGCTTACCCATGTACATTCATCATATGAAATATGTAGTCTATTTTGTTCGGACCAGACTACTTGGTCACTTGTCATTGGAAGTTCTGCTCCAACCATTCTCAAAAATCCAGATAAAGTTCTGTTACCATATCTTTCAACTTCAGCTTCATAAATTTCAGGAAGATACTGTTGAGCAAAGTCATTAGCACCGTCAGTGAAACTTAGATAACTATCTGAAGTTATTTGTTGAGCTTGAGTAGGAATTAAACCGCCAAATTGTGGAGTAATAGGCATAATAAATTGTTTTTAATTGTTATTTCCTTGTTTTGATTTTTAATTTACTTAAATCACTACCGCTAATTGCTTTTACTTTAATTCCACCTACAAATACATCGCCAGATTGAGTTTTCCTCGTTTCTTGAGATATATTTTTAGATTGTTTAACCACATCTTTAACAGCATCGGCTTTGCCTTGCTCATAAAAATGCTTTGCTAAAGTATCTACATTCCTAGCAGCATAAAGCGCCTTATGATACCCTTTTGCATCAGTTACATTACCTTTATCATCTAAATATTTGCCGACAAAGTTTTGTAAATTAGTTTGGGCCTTAGCAGTATCTTCAGTATTTTTAACACCATATCTAAATTTTTTATCTCCTAAATCGAAATCAAAACCTTTGAAATCTTTATTAAATAAAGTTTTAGTTTGTGCTTGAAATTCTTCGTGCTGCTTATGGGCAACTTCTTGATCTTTCTTGTAACGATTAAAGAATTCTATAGCTTTTTGTTGTTCTTGAGTCACTCCGGGTCTCAACTTGATCTCCTGGTAATACTTGTCCTTAACGTTTTCTAAAAACTTTTTAGCGTTAGCTACTTCTTCTTTATAAGCGAGTTTTTTCTTTCGGATGTCTCGCTCTCCATCCTCTTCTTCATCATATATGAAATTATCTTCCATGATGAAACCAATTTCCTCATCATTAAGATGTGGTTTAGTTTTTTTGTAATATTCTTTTAATAAAGTATTGTCATCAATCTTTGAATAATCAGCGTTCAATCTAGCATAATCATCTAAAGTGCCACCTGTTTCATTCATAAACTTAACTAAGTTTTCTATATTCTCAGGTAATTGTAATTGCGGTGTATTTGATTGTGTAGTTGGAGTATCTGATATTTCATCAGGTGTTTCTCCAATCTCTACAATTGGAATAGAATCTTCTTCTACTTTTTCTTCACCTTTTCCGGTAGATTCTTTAGGTTCGTCGTGTGACTTGCCCACTTTTTCGCCATCTCCGGGTACTTCATGTACATCCACCTCATTTGTGCTAGGCTTTTGAACGGCATCTTTTTCTTCTTTGATTTCTACTTTAACAGGAGTAGTATCTACTACCTCCCCTTGTTCTTTTGATAAATCTATTTTTACTGGTTTATCATCCAGTTGGTCTTTGATAGTTTTCTTTTTAACTTTCAAAGTACCATGGTCTTTGTTTTTTGCCATAATAAAATATAATAAAAATTAATAAATGTTACACTAAATCTGAATCAAACTCATAAGTATCCATTGTACCTGTTGGTGTTTCAAAATCAATTGGCAATGAATCATCTTGTCTTTGAGAAATTAATTCACTTTGTTGTGTAGCTTGTAATTTAGTTCTTTGATCTTTACGATCTTCAATTTCAGCTTCTTTAGCTGATGTAACCTGGGCTGATAATTGTGCTAATTCCATTTGATATTGGAATTCTAATTGCATCAATTCTTTTTTTATCTGCCCTTCTTTCTCAATTTTTAATTGCTCCAATTGAGATTTTCCTTGTTCTATTTGTAATTGTGTTTGTGCTACAGCTTGCTGCTTTTGTACTTCATATAACGCGGCTTGCTCAGCTGCTTTAGCATTAGATTCAGCCTGCATCTGAATATTTAATTGCTGTTGCTGTTCTAAATGTTGTTGTTTTTTCTTACGCCTTAATTTAAGATATTGATTAGCTAATTTAACATTATTAATTTGTCTTATATCAATAGCATCTTCTAAATCAATACCCTGAGTTTGTAATGCGATTTGTATATTTTGTTCTAATTGCATACGCTCCTCTTCATCCGGTTCCAGCTCTAAAAAGATACCAAAATCATGCAAACTTAAATTCTTTATTTCATCTAGCGTTTCTACATTAAAAGTAGTAATAGATGATTTTAACGCTTCCGCTAATAAATCATGCTCTAAGCAATCAGCTAATCTTAAAGAAATATTTTCAGCCACTCTTACACCTAAATATAAAGCCGCATTTAAAATGTGTCTAGTAGCAACATTAGAATTATAGGCAGCTAATTTCTGTACCCCAACCAATGCTTCTGGATCTGGTGTACTAGCATCTCTAGCCTCATTTAATCCGGTCACATCTCTTATCATTTGTAAATAATAATTATATGTAGTAATTAGGCTTTGTAATTTATTTCCAGCAGCAGATGTTTGTAATTCTTGAATAGGAACTTTCCCTCTATTAGGATCTCCATCTTGAGTTAATGATCTACCAACTATACTACCTGTTTGGAAATACATATTTAATGCTTCCTGTGGATTATAATTAGTGCCATTACCTAAATCTACTTCCGCTAACCCATCGGCATCTACATATACCCCATCTGGGACCATACGAGATATTACTTGTTGTAATTTTAAATGAGTTAATTGAATCATATCAGCAAATCCAGTAATTTTACTTACTAAAGATTCGACTCTACCATGATAAAGTTTAGGAGCACAAATACTATAATTCATTTTCACCTTAGTATTATCAGCATAAGGGCGAGTCATATTTTGTGACATTTCCCATTTAATCATTTCATTTATACCTAATACTTTAGCTCCTGTGTATAATACTTCAATACTTCTGCCTACTCTGTCAAAATTATCTGTTTCTGGTGGGTTAAAAGTATCTGGTTTTTCTAAAGCTTTTTCTAATCCTTGCTCAGTATACTTTATTTTAAATACCTGATCCATGTATGTTTTATATTCAAAAAACAAAACAGCCACCACATCTGGAGCCTCATTCCAGTTTCTTAAATAATTCATTTCTCCAGGAAATTTTTCTATCTTTTTTAATTGGCTATCTGTTAAATATGGAAATTGTTTTTTCAATTCCGCCATACTAATCATTTTTACTTCACCAACATAATATAGATCTTGAAAATTAGGATCGGTACTATAAGAATAAACTAAGTTAGCTGGATCTACATATTCTATAGTAATTCCATTAGCATCATTAAAATTTGTTTTTACACTACTAATTCCTAATATAACTAAATCCTGAATTAAACGCCTTTTTGTTTGCTCATATTTATTTTCAGCTAATACTTGACTTATGGCTTCTTCTTCTGCAATTTCAATGCTTTGTTTATAGCTTAACTGCATATGCATTTCTAATTCCTCTGTAGTTTCCGGTAAATTTTCTTTTTCACCAGACGCGGATAAATCCATACCTAATTGATTTTTCGCTTTAACTAAGAATTCTTGCATCATCATATCACGCATTAAATCTTTTGCGTAATTAGTTCTTTGTTTTAAACTTTCAGGGTCTTGGGCAAATGCTTTTATTTCATATTCTCTATCCGATAAGCCATTAACTACTATATCTACAAATTTAGATATAATAGGAACTGGTTTCCAATCCAAATTAAGATAAGATAAATCACCATTAATAGATAATTCATCTTTATATTTTTGTATAGATTGCTCGCCACGCGCATATAATCTTCTATTATGATATTCCGCATAATTTGTTTGATATAATCCAGTACGAGTAGTGGCTGCTCCATATCTATTATTGCTAAACCATTCGTTTTCTATTGCTCTAGCCACTTTAAGGCCGTATTCCCAACTATTTTTTTCCTCGATAGGTACCACCTGACTAGGAAAACCACTTAAATAATTAGTGTCCGTTCCGTTCATTTATTATATTATTTTTGATGAATAACCAGAGTTATTATATTTTTTAAATCCTAAAGGAATAATTTCTCTTTTAAAATCAGCAACTGGTTTATATTTATTTTTATTACATGCCATTATCGCTAAGCCTGAGCTTATCGATGCGTCATGTTTTGTTCTATTGAACATATTAAATTGTGCCCAATCTTCTAATGTACGTTGAAAATACATTTTTCCCCATTGTTCATTATTATATCCAACATGATGTTCAATATAACTTTCAATAGCTGCGGCGTGAGCTTGCCTTATGTCTTCGCTTGAGTTTGGTATTCCACCCACTTCTCTTTCTGTAACAGATAATTTGGAATAAACTTTATCTGGCCTATTTATAGAAAAACCCCTATATCCTCTTCTTTTAAAATAATATAAAAGTCTAGGCTTATTATTCTCTGCTAAAATTGGCATCCCATAAAATATACATGCCATCAAAACATCTTCAAAAAATATCTCCGCTGTTTGAGGTCTAGCAATGTATTCTAAAAAAAATGCATTTGACGGACAATCATCTAAACTGAATTTTGTTAATCCATGTAAAGCTCCTTTGGAGCCTTGCCCATCTGTAGTTCCTGAGATGTCATAACTATCACACCCAAAAGCCCCCATATGTTCATTGCCAGGGCACTTTTTACCATTTTCAATAATTATATTATTTTGTAAATTATTATTTGGCGTCCAAGTAACCCAAAATCTCCCTTTATTATTAGGCATAAATAAAACTTTAGTATCTTTTATGCCATTCTCCCATTGGAAGTTTCCTTTGGTTAATACTGGAGACCTTAATAATATTTCTTCATTATAATCTATTTGTTCATAGATTTTAGTTAAATTAAATAAAGACTGTTTAGTTTCGTCTCTAAAAGCATGCTTGGTAGTTCTTGGGAATTGACGATAAAATTCGTTTAAAGAATCAGGGCTGTTTTTCAATCCTTCAACTTCATTCTCCCAATAATTTATAACACCAATATCTATTACATCACCATGTGGCCCGCGAGTTTCTTTTTTGGGTGTATCGAATACAGGTATGCCATAAGCATCAATGTATCCTTCGTAGTTCCATTCCATAGGTATGAACAAACTATAGAGTCCTGAGCTTGTCTGTCCATTGCGGTTTCTTTTTGTAACATCTGATTCATCATATAATCTTTTAAAATTTCCACCACCTTTTTCTAAAGCATTACTAGTAGACCCCATCATGCATTTACCTACTATTCTACTACCTAATCTTAAGGTTGTTTTTGTAACTCTCCAGTTGTTTAATATATTGTTCGGTCTTTCCCATTTGCCACTTTCATCATGCACTAATAACTTTAATTTCTCACCATCATAACTATTATCCCCTGTATTCTTCCAGTCAATAGTTGTATCAAGCCCATCTAAGTCTTCTGGTCTTTCGCCTTGTTCAATCTTCCTTCTAGTAAATTTAGAAGCTGGAACCCTATATGCTAATTCTGTTTTAGGTCGATCCATACCATCTTGAATCGGTTTAAAAAAGAATGGATAGTTAACTGAGATAGGAACAACCTTATCAGTAAACATCTTCTTAGCATCTGGTCCAGTTTTAGATAATATTCCATACCTGGAATCACTAGATATTGTAGCTAAATTTACTACTTCGCCAGAAGCCATAAAAGAAAATCCAGAACGTCTATTTTTTAAATAGCACATTCCATAACACCTTTTATCTGCTTTACAAGCTTCCCAAAATATAAAGAATAATCTATTTGCCTCTCTATAATCTGGTGCACCTACATCAATTTTAGACCATTGTAAATACATATAATGTGTACCTGTTACATAAGTATCTACATCTTTATTTTTAAACCAAAAACCCTCTTCTCTTCTTTTGAATTCTTCATCTATATATTCAAACCATTCCTCTTTAAAATCTTGAGGATATTGTTTCCAGTCAAAAACAGTTTTAATTCTATTTAATTCTTTTGGATAATCAAATTTTACCCATTTATTTTCTTTAAAAGTATGAATTTTGGTTGGCTTAGGTAGTGCAATTCTAAGATTTTGAATTTCATATATTTCTCCTATCTCACCAGTTCTACTTATAACAACAACATCATGTTCTTTATTATATCCATATTCCCATTTTTTATAACGATTTAATCGTTTAATAACTTTGGGCTTAATATGATCATCTATAACTTTGTATAAAACTTGTTCGTACATTATTTAGACCTCCCTTCTGCAAACCCTTTAAAAGTTTTTTCTT